CTTATAAGGTCTGCCAGTGATCTCATATCACTAGACAATCCTAACTATCAATTTGTTGCTGCTAGATTATTATTGTTTGCCCTTAGAAAGAGTTTGTATGGAAAGATACATGACATACCAAAACTATCAAAGCATATTGAGGATTGTATTGATAGAGGTGTATATGACTCTGCTATACTAGACAAATATAGTAGTGCAGAATTATCTAAATTCAATAGTTGGATTGATCATGATAGGGATTATCTGTTCACATACGCAGGTCTAAGACAAGTTGCCGACAAATATCTTGTTCAAGATAGAAGTACAGGCAAGGTCTATGAGACTCCTCAGTTCATGTACATGATGATTGCTGCAACCATCTTTGCAGAATATCCAAAAGAAACTAGACTACTTTACATTAGAAGATACTACGATGCCATTTCCAGACACAAAATCAACATCCCAACACCAATCATGGGAGGAGTCAGAACACCAATTCGGCAGTTTGCGTCTTGCGTTCTGGTTGATATTGACGACACCTTGGATAGTATTTTTAGTAGTGATATGGCCATTGGTAAGTATGTCGCTCAAAGGGCTGGCATCGGTATCAACGCAGGTAGGATCAGGGGTATCAACAGCAAAATCAGAGGTGGAGAAGTTCAACACACAGGTGTTGTACCGTTCCTCAAAAAGTTTGAAAGCACTGTCAGATGTTGCACTCAGAATGGCATTAGAGGTGGATCAGCGACTGTCCACTTCCCAATCTGGCACCAAGAAATCCAAGACATCTTAGTTCTCAAAAACAATAAAGGCACAGAGGACAATAGAGTTAGAAAATTAGATTATAGTATTCAAATATCACAATTATTCTATGAAAGGTTTATCGAAGATAAAGAAGTCTCGTTATTTTCCCCTCATGATGTTCCTGGTTTGTATGAGAGTTTTGGGACCGATAGGTTTGATGAGTTATATCACCGTTACGAACTGGATAAATCCATCCCAAGAAAAACCATCGGAGGTCAGGAACTAATCCTTGATCTACTCAAGGAAAGAGCAGAGACAGGACGTATCTATATCATGAATATAGATCATTGCAATAGTCATTCTTCTTTCCAAGAGAAGGTGAACATGAGCAATCTCTGTCAGGAGATTACACTACCAACAGATCCTATTCATCATATAGATGGTGCAGGTGAGATTGCATTGTGTATATTATCTGCCATCAACGTAGGTAAAGTGCAATCAGACAGGGAACTTGAGGATTTGTGTGACCTATCTGTACGTGCATTAGATGAAATCATTGACTATCAAGAGTATCCTGTCAAGGCAGCAGAGATATCCACACGGTCACGTAGGTCACTAGGTGTAGGTTTTATAGGTCTAGCACACTATCTTGCTAAACTAGGGTTTGATTATGACTCACAAGAGGCATGGGATGCAGTGCATGGGTTGACAGAATCATTCCAATATTTCTTGCTCAAATCCTCTAACAAATTGGCACAAGAAAAAGGTGCTTGTGAATATTTCAATAGAACTAAATATTCTCTAGGCAAACTTCCAATTGACCACTTCAAAACCGATGTCAATGAGATAACTAAGGTGGATCTAGTCCATGACTGGCAAACTCTTAGGACTGATATCAAGAAGTACGGACTCAGAAACAGCACACTGTCCGCACAAATGCCTTCAGAAAGTAGTTCTGTCGTATCGAATGCAACAAATGGCATCGAACCACCCAGAGACTACTTGTCAATCAAAAAATCAAAGAAAGGACCTTTGAAACAGATTGTTCCTTCTTATCAATCATTGAAGAACAATTACACTCTCTTATGGGAGATGAAAAGTAACAAGGGTTACATCAACATCGTTGCTGTGATGCAGAAATTCTTTGACCAAGCAATAAGTGGCAACTGGAGTTACAACCCAGAAAATTATCCTGATAATGAGGTGCCAGTCACTGTGATGGCACAAGATTTGTTGACCACTTACAAATATGGATGGAAAACTTCTTACTATCAGAATACAAATGATATGAAGAGTGATGAGATAGAAGAACCAATATCAACTACAAATTTACTTGCTGAAATAGAAAACCTAGAGGAAGAAAACTGTGAATCCTGTACAATTTAGAGTCACTGAACCAAAAATGAACGTCAAGGGAATGACTGTGTTCAATCAAGAACACGTTGACACTAAGTCGCAACCAATGTTCTTTGGTGCACCACTTGGTGTACAAAGATATGATTCATATAAGTATCCTGTGTTTGAAAAACTTAACAGTCAGATGCTAGGATACTTTTGGAGACCAGAAGAGGTGTCTCTTCAAAAGGATCGTGGTGATTATCAATCACTTCGTCCAGAACAGAAGCATATCTTCACATCAAACTTGAAGTATCAGATCTTACTTGACTCTGTACAAGGTCGAGGACCTGGTATGGCATTAGCACCATACTGTGCACTACCAGAACTTGAAGGAGCGTTGAATACATGGCAGTTTATGGAGATGATACACAGTCGTTCCTATACATATATCATCAAGAACATTTATCCTAATCCATCAGAGGTTTTTGACACCATATTGGATGATCAAAGGATTCTTGATCGTGCTCAGTCTGTGACTAGAGCGTATGATGAGTTCCTTGAGATTGCCCAAGAGTGGGGCACTGGTTGTATGTGGGATCCTTCAATGAAAGGTAATACCACAAAAGAATGGCAAGAACGTGAACTCAAAAGAAAACTTTATCTAGCTGTTGCTAATGTCAATATACTCGAAGGTATACGTTTTTACGTTAGTTTTGCTTGCAGTTTTGCATTTGGCGAACTTAAACTTATGGAGGGATCTGCTAAGATTATCTCCCTCATATCAAGAGACGAGAACCAACATCTTGTACTCACCCAACAAATGATAAAGAACTGGCAGAAGGGTGATGATCCTGTTATGCAACAGATAGTTGAGGAAGAGAAACAAACTGTCACTGATATGTTTGCTAACGCAGTCAATGAGGAAAAAGAGTGGGCACAATACCTATTCAAAGATGGCACCATGATAGGTTTGAATGATAAACTTCTCATCAAGTATGTTGAATGGATTGCTAATAAAAGAATGAGAGCTGTAGGTTTAGAACCCTTGTATGATGCACCTATAAAAAATAATCCATTACCATGGACAGAACATTGGATTTCTTCTAAAGGATTGCAAGTGGCACCTCAAGAAACAGAGGTAGAATCATATGTTGTTGGTGGTATCAAACAAGACATGAAGAAAAATGCATTCAGTGGATTTAAATTATGATGAAATTTTATTTTGATGGTGATTCTTTCACATATGGTGGTGGTCTAAAAAAAAGAGGTGTGATTCCAGAGGAAGTAAGATGGTCTAAATTAGTTTGTGATTATTTTGGTGCAGAGGAAATAAATTTATCTTGTAATGGTGCTAGTGATGATAGGGTTATGAGACAACTATTTAATAAACCGCCTGGTGAGATATATGATTTTTATTTTTTACAAACCAGTGCACCTATTAGATTTGAAATGTATGATATTAAGAAAAAAAAATGGATGAGACTTTTTTATTCATTCTCTGAAAAAACATGCATAGAACGGTGGGGATCAATAGAAGGACCAGAGATAGCACAGTGGTTGAGGTTTGGACTTAATAGGATCTATAATGATGTTTATGGGGCGACTAAAGAAAATGTTACATATAATGCATTGAAAGCTTACGTTGCATCTATTGGGAGATCAAAAAGATCTTTCTTTAGTACGTTCATGGAACCTCAATGCACTGTCAATAAATATGATTTATACTTTCCTAAAGATCATACATCTCGTATGAAAATGCCTCCACAACGATTGATTTTTGATAGGATACCTAACGATGGTCATCCTTCTGTAGAAGGTCATAAGACAATAGCAAAATATGTTATAGATATTGTAAGTGAAAGACTATGATGTATCATGAAACCACAATCAGCAAAAGCAAAGGGTAGAAAACTACAGCAGTGGGTGAGAGATCAACTCATTGAACATAGAGATATACATCCAGAGGATATAGAGTCAAGAAGTATGGGTGCAGGTGGTGAAGACCTCATTATGGCACGAGATGCTAGACAAAAGTTTCCATACAGTATAGAATGTAAAAACCAAGAGAAATTGAACATCTGGGATGCCTATACACAAGCACAGGCAAACTCAGGTGATCATGAACCCATTGTTTTTATAAAGAAAAATGGTAAGAAACCCTTGGCAGTTGTTGACGCTGAACATTTTATCAATCACTTATGGAACAGGAACTTAGACAAATAGTATTACCCATATTGATGAAAAATATGGATGATAATACGAACATATATAAAATTGCTGATCAATTAGTGAAATCATTATGCAAAAAATTGTCAACGCAATAGCAATTGTATCTGGTGTCGGTGTCCTTGCAATCGTAGGGGCAGGTGGATACCTATATCTAAATAAAGATGCCTTGATAGAGAAGGCAAAAGGACAGATACTGGAACAAGTTACAGGATCTTTAGGTGGTGCTGTTACCGATGCCTTACCAGATGTCACAGGTCCTGCTCTACCTCTACCTTCAACACCATTTTAAATATATGTTATCAACCCAATATCGCCTGAGATTGGAAGCAATCTGTAAGGACATCGCCTCTGGTTCAGAGGTAAGCATGGAAGATATGATATGGGCACAGAAATTAGCTAAGGCAAATACTTCTGCGAGAGGTATGTTGCAACAGGCTCGTCGTATGAAACACAATCCCGACGAGTCTTTTCTGAATAACTTGAACATTGGAGACCCCGATTCAAGTAACCATAGAAGGGGTTTTGGTGACCCTGACGAGATAGTCGAGTGGTTTCACCAAGAAAGATCCGACGATTGGAGGCAACGAGACTAATGGATTATTTTTCAGTATTGAATGTGGTAGAAGCATGGAATGAAATCTCATGGGCAGATGCAATTCCTTTTACACTTGTTCTTATAGGTCTTTACTGGGTAAAGGTAAAGATAGATACATCACTAGGATCTATTAATAGGAAGCAAGCAAAACAATTAAAAAGAATTATTCGAGAAGCAATCGACGAATCTGAATTAATTGATAAAATTAAGTGAAAACCATATTATTTGATGGGTGCTCATGGACAAAGGGATGGGGACTTGAAGGTGAGGAGAAAGACTTTCAAAAACAAAAAAAAGAGAGGTGGTCTACATTAGTATCAGATCACCTAGGCATAGAACATGTGAATCTTGCGAAGAGTGGAAAGTGTAATGATGGTATTCTTCGCACCACCATGCAATATTGTGAAAATAATAAAGTAGATTTTGCAGTTATACAATTTACTAAGAGTAATAGAAGAGAAATAATAAATGATAAAGGTGTTTTAGAATCTGATGAAAATTATTACTATCAACTCCGTTCGGGCAAAAATAAAAATGATAGGGCAGCAATACTTTATTATAAAAATTTAAATACACACGAGGATAATATTGCAAATTTTTATAAGAACAAATTTCTTATGGAATTTTACCTAAAAGTAAAAAAAATACCATACTACTTTATTCAATTGAATATGAGGGAAAATTTGGAATTACCAAAAAAATTTAAACCATCTTCATGGCAGTTGATAAGTGATCCCAAACCAGTAACCTGTCTCTATAGTATTGTGGGTGGTAAAGGGTTCACAAATACTCCATATCTCATCCCCTACAGTGGTTCTTTTATGGGTGGAGGCCCTCCAAATACAATGGGTGGGGGTCATCCAAACACAGAGGGTCATCGTAAAATAGCAGATCATATAATAGATAGCATATCGAATCAAATATGATGTCAACAAATTTCTACCGCACTCCTTTAGGTACAGTAGTTGAAAAAAATCCTAAGAAAACATATCCGCATCTCTATTCTGTCTTCTTATTAGATTCACATAACACAAGTTGGTTCTGGATAAGAGAGGACAATACATGCTACTGGGAACACACACGAAAAGATAAAGATAAGGTGACAACAGAGGCAGATCACCTACAATTAGACCTGTTTGGTAAACCTATATTGAGCAAGGAATTTGTCATGGAAGAAATTACTAAATACTAACACTCATGGTATTATATTATGACAGACTCAGCAAAAAAAGAACCCAAGAAGGGTGTGCTTGATAAGATAAAAGAGGTAGCAGATGATAAAGAAGAGCAGTTAGTAATCCTTAGTACATTTGTTCGCCTTGGTGTAATGATTTGGGCAGGGGCGATACTGACTCTTAATTATGTGGAGATACCTGGTTATAAACAAGAGCAGAAGATCGATCCGACCTTCATAGCTTCAGTTTTTACGGGGGTCCTAGCTACATTTGGTGTCCAAGCGGGAAATAAAAAGAATGGTGCTAACGGTGGTGCTAATATAAGTAAAAAAGACATGGAATATCTCATAGAGAAGGCATCTGCAACAGCACCTGCACAAACTATAAGGATAGAACAAGGACCTGTAAAAATAGTACCTGATACAAAATGAATAAATGGATAGGCATATCTCTAGGAACTATCTTAGGGGTATCACACATCGGTATGATTGGTATGATTGCTACCAATAACAAAAGCAAACTACCAAATATCAATATACCTGTAGGTGATTATACATCCTACGTTGCCTCTGTAAGTGAGGATGGATATAAAATTAGTTACACTGCTAATGATCCAAAGACCATGCATATCACTACAGACATAAAAGAGAAAGCAGGTTTCTTAGGTTTATCTAACAATACTAAGCAAGTAGTTGAAGAGTATGTGATGGATGGTATTAGAAATCAGGGAGCACCTGTGTCTAATCACAGGTCATGGGTTGATATGTCACCTGGTTTGACACAACAACAGGCAGATGACATAATTACTGCTCGAAAAAGTGAAGCCTGTATCAAAGCAATCGGATCAGCAGAAGGTACAGGCCGTCTCGTTGGTACATCTGTTGGTGCTAGTGTTGCTCCATCTCTTAATTCTATTCCCTTTATTGGTTGGGTCGCTGCTGGTTGGGTGGCAATGTTTGGCGGTAATCAGGGAGCTGAGATAGGTGGAAATATGGCAAACGACTTAAACAAAAACTGTTAGTGAGTCCACACATAAATAGGTATATATTACTACTCTGTGTTACTATATAAGGTGTATATGGAATTGAAACTATCATGCACCACTATACCCTTGCTTGGCACGATCAACAAGATGTCGAGCACCACATCTGCGAATATGCAGACGATGCTTTTGGGGCAGCAGAACACGCCAGAGAGGATGTTCCGTTTCTACGGGAACATCCTTTTTCTTTGTACGAAATTCTAAGGGAGGACTAATGAAAGACTTACCTATAAGATCCTCGTTTATCATATTAGGATCAATCGCACTCGCATTATACATACTACCAAAGGTAGCATACGTATGATCAAAGGGATACTGAATTACATAAAAGAAATTAAGGATGCTGCAAAGTATTTGTTAGATGGATTTTCTGTAACTCTTGACCACATGGGTCGTAGACCTGTGACGGTTCAGTATCCATACGAAAAACTGATACCCTCAGAGAGGTATCGTGGTCGTATACACTACGAATTTGATAAGTGTATTGCTTGTGAAGTGTGCGTTAGAGTATGTCCGATCAATTTACCTGTGGTAGATTGGGTAATGAATAAACAAACGAAGAAGAAAGAACTTCGTAACTATTCAATTGACTTTGGTGCATGCATATTCTGTGGTAATTGTGTAGAATATTGTCCTACCAATTGTCTGTCTATGACGGAAGAATATGAACTCGCTACATTTGACAGGCATTCACTCAACTTTGATAATGTCGCTCTTGGACGACTGCCCACTAATGTTACAACTGATCCCACAGTTAGGTCGTTGCGTGAACTTACTTATCTACCCAAGGGTCAGATGGATCCTCATACAGTAAAGGACTCAGATCCTAGAGTTGGTAAGTTACCAGAAGAAGTTCTTGACTGGATGAATATATAATACATGAACGACTTAATTGTATTCATATATGGTTTAGGATTTGCATGTGTGACAGGTGCTGCCTTCGCATTCATGTGGAAGAGCATGAGCATGGTGCAAGATGAAATGAATAAACCTGTCAGAAAAAAACACCCTGAGATGGAAGACGTGAAAGAGGGTGAAAGACTTTTAGTTTTTAGAATGGAAGATGACAATACCACTAATAAAAATACCTGAGACAGGCATAGAACAATTTGGCATACCTAATGTATGGATCAAAGAGGGTTTGTTATTACATCCCTCCATCCCTTATGTCCCAGTGACAGTTGATATTGGTAAACCGATTGTAGATATACCAGGTTGTGTAGAGGTGCACCCAGAGAACAAGTATCCTGATGGCACGAAGAATAAACAATTAGCAAAAGATGATGATACTATCACCTATTGTGATGCGAACACGCCATCATTTGATGCCATGGACTACACACCAGAGCAACTTATAATAACAAAAGAAACCCCTCCACCTCCTGTTGCTCCCCCACCTGATCCACCACCCACTCCTGAGACACCACCTACAGGTGATCTTGGACAATCAGAGTGTCCTGGTCCTACACAACTTAGAGTAGGTGATCTTACACAATCTGGTGATGAGGTAGTTATTGGGCATGAATTACAAGGAACTATATGCGTAACACTATACAAACCCACTACACCTGCTGAGAAATTTTTACCATCAACAAATCAGGTCAGCACTACAGCAGCAATAGCAATTGTGGCAACAGCATCTGCAGCTGCAACACCACTTTTGCTAAGACTTATCAAACCTACAATAAAAAAACTCATGGATAGTGCCAAGAAAAAACTAGGAACACACCGTGAGTTATCAAAAAGTGAGATTATTGCGAATCGTTATCGCCAATCGAAAGGTCTTCCAGATTTAAAGAGTCCGAAGAAATAGAATGACTATGTTGACCTACCACGCCAGGTGGATTTACTAATACAACATCAGCACATACAGCATAGTATGGTGATTTTTGATGAAACATGATTCCTTGTTTCATTAATTCGCCACAATTTTTTAATCTTGCTATCTCAAAATCTAATCTTTTGTTTGCAGTTCCTTGTTGCACTGCTGCTATATGTGCTGCTGCTGCTTCTTTACATTGTTTCTGTAGTTCTTTATCTAAAGGCACTGATATTGTCGCAGAGAAACCTAAACTTATATTTTGCGTTGCCTTCTGCCCCGTGCGAGTAGGGATATAATAGAGGATCTCACCAGGAGAATCAGGGATACCGTCATCATTATTATCAGCATTGTTATATACAGGGTCATTCCAGAATGCCTCATAAGGATCTGACCAATTTCCAGTTCTTGTAACATAGGGAGTAAAATTTGCTGTAGGACCCTGACACTGTACCCCACCACCATATGTGTTGGTAATGTAAGGTCCTTGTAAAACTTGTATGGCTTGGTTGGTGACCGAGCCAGAAGAATTGGCGACGGGATTTGCTGTCGCAGACACACCACCAACATCAGTAGCAGAAACAGGCACTATGTTTCCAAGACCTACTGCTATTGCGAGAAGATACTTGTTGATGTGGTGACGGATTGTATGGTTTGAGTGCGATTTATTATAGTGTGAGTCTGAAGACCTGGTGCAACGTAATGCTCCGTGAATTGGAAGGGTTCTCCTACCTGTGTCACAGTCCAATTTGGTTTGTTGTCTATGTCCAGTCCTTTCCATGATGATGTCACTCCATTCAATGTGTTTGATTGAGCAGTACCCACGTCTGGTGTCATGCTCGTTCCATCGTGTTGGACATTTGTCCCACTGACTGAGTATGTCCAACCAGTAGAGTAGTCCATCGAATTAATAGTTTCTGTCACTGTGCTCGTGGTCTCAGTCGTTGAGGTCATCGAGCCCTGAGTAAAATTAGGCACAACAGGAACAGCTATCGCAGTCGAAGCACTCGCAAGGGCAATCACACCCACAGTCATCGCACGATACAGTTTCATTTTCAATCATTATTTGATTGTCAATTCGGTTACGTGTTGACCTGTAGCTACAGTACCTGCCCCACCAGCTGTTATCGTCATTGCACCTGCACTGGTTATAGTTCCAGCGAGTGTGTCTTTTGCACCAGCAGCAGTGGAAGTTTGATTACTGAAGTTACCTACAGCACCCACTGTTGGAGCTGATGTTGGTACAACGTCAGCTTGTGTGTATGACTGAGTAAAGCTGAATGCTGCACCAGGCACATCCTGTGTTGCTGCTATTGTGCCAGGTGCATACACACCTGATGTTATTGTACCGACTGACACTGTGCCTGCTGTGTTGCCATCAGTAGTGTCCACACCGTTCCCCGTTATTGAGAACGACGACCCGATTCTTTCAACCTGCGTTGCTGCAGCGTTCACTTGTAATTGAACACTACTAGATAACTTATGAGTTATATCTGCTCTTGCAGGGAGTCCTATAGATAATAATGTAAAGACAAATAATAGTCTTTTCATAGGTCTTTTATCCTATAGTATGCTAGCCTATTTAGTAATTGTTTTTTTGAAGAATGATTGAAGTTATTGATAACTTTCTTAGTCCAAACGCACATAAAAAAATATCGGATTTTTTATTGACTGATGGACTATGTGATTGGAAGTATAATGATAGAAAGGTATCAAGTGCTAAAAATAATAATCTAAATGATTATCAATTTACCCATCTTTTTTACACCTTTCACTCTTTGACAGGAGCAGGTAGACATGTGGTGTCTAAACAAATTGATATTCTTATACCACTGGTAAATAAAATTAGATTCATCTCTCTCCATAGAATCAAAGCAAATCTAGAACCAATCAAACCTGACAGGCACATCAGTGATTTTCATTACGATGTGCATATGGACGGAAGACCTTGTGATTTTATGACAACAGGAATATATTATGTCAATACAAATGATGGATATACAGAATTTGAAACTGGTGATAAGGTAGAGAGTGTGGCGAATAGATATGTCAAGTTTCCGTCAAACATTAAGCATAGGGGAGTATCTCAGGTTGACACTAAAGTAAGGTGTGTGCTAAACTTGAATTACTTTGAATTTCCAACATGATGTCGTCTGATAACATGCGTATCTTTCTTGATACTGCAGACACTGATATAATCAAGAAACATTTTGCTACAGGGTTGATTGATGGTGTCACAACAAACCCTTCACTTATCATGAAAAGTGGTAGAGATCCTGAGATAGTGTATCAAGAACTCAAAGATCTTGGTTTGAATGACATAAGCATGGAGGTTATGGGTGATTCATCTAATATGATTGTAGAAGGTAGAAGATTGGCATCCAAGTTTGGTAAGTGTGCAACAATTAAGGTGCCTTGCACATATGATGGTCTTATTGCATGTAGACAATTGTCAAGAGAGTTGATTAGAGTAAATGTGACTCTTATATTTGACGTGGCACAGGCAATATTAGCATCAAAAGCAGGTGCTGCATATGTGTCACCATTCGTAGGAAGACTTGATGATAATTCTATTACAGGTTTGAATCTTATTAAAGATATTGATCAAGTATATAAGGTTCAGTGCATACATAGAACCAGAATATTATCAGCATCTATTAGATATGTGAATAGTGTTTCTCAATCATTCGCACACGGTGCAGATGTTGTTACAATGCCACCATCAGTATTTGAAAAGATGTATAATCATGTTCTAACAGATAAAGGTTTAGA